CGAAATGCCACGTCATCCTGCAGAGCTGGGACACCGCGCACGAGACCAAGACCAGCGCCGACCCGTCGGCCGTCACCACCTGGGGGCTGTTCATCAACGAGGAGGAGCAGGACCAGGAGCAGATCATCCTGCTGGACGCCTGGTACGGCCGCAAAGAGTTCCCGGAGCTCAAGAAGTTCGCGCTCGAGTATTACAAGGAGTGGGAGCCGGACATGGTGATCATCGAGAAGAAGGCCGCCGGCGCGCCGTTGATCCAGGAGCTGCGCATGATCGGCATCCCGGTGATGGAGTACAGCCCCTCGCGCAAGGGCGCCGGTGTGGCCAACGACAAGCGGGCCCGGGGCAACGCGATCGCCGACATTTTTGCGTCGAAGATGGTCTGGGCGCCGCCGCATCGGTGGGCCCGGGAGGTGATCGACCAGGTGGCTAGCTTTCCCAATGCTGAACATGATGACTTATACGATACGGTAGTGCAAGCCATGATGCGCATACGACAAGGCGGTTTTCTGCGGCTCGCCTCAGACGACAGGAGCGGAGAGGATGACATGCTGTATCGACGCCCTGTCAACTATTACTGATTTTTCCTGTGTACAATATGATGATTTCGGCACCACACAGGAGAACAGGCATGAACGTGTACACCACAAGGCGAGCCGCCGAGGACGCCGGCGCCAAAACGTATTTCACCGGCGCGGCGTGTGCTTCCGGGCACGTGGCGCCACGGTACACGGTCGATAGTGGGTGCAAGCAGTGCAAGCTCGACTATCAGAAACGCCTGACCGGGTATCGCGAGCCGCTGATCGCGCCAGACAGCGCGCGCGCCAGGGCCCTGCAGAAGTGGAACGCGTCAACCAAGGGCTACGCGGCCAAGATGCGGTGGAAAGACAAGGATCCCAAGAACGCCTGGGCGTGTTCAGCTGTCGGCGGCGCCAAAGCGCGCGCTGCGAAGCGCGGGGTTGCGTTCGACCTCGACAAGGAGTATGTTCGCGGGCTGATACCTGACGAGTGTCCTGTGTTCAAGGTGCCGTTTGTGTTTTTTGGGCGGGCGTTGGGGCCGTGGAGCCCGTCACTGGACCGAATAGATCCGACACGCGGTTACATTAAGGGGAATGTCGCGGTGATTTCGCTGAAAGCCAACGTGATCAAGAGCGACGCCACCATCAGTGAAATACAGACCGTGCTTGATTGGTTGCGGTCGAACAGCTAAGGATCCAGTATGGCCACGAATTCGATCGAAAAATCGCTGTTTTTGGTCCCGCAAGGGGTGCAAGACACGCCCGAAATGGAGATCGAGGTCGAGCTGGTGGACGACGACGGCACCCCTTTGGACCCCGAAAACGAGGCCGCAGAGGTCGAAATCGAGCACGGCGACAACCTGGCGGAGCATATTCCTTCCCAGGCGCTGACGAAACTGGCCTCCGACCTGGAGGCCGCCATCGACAACGACCTGATGGCGCGCAGCGACTGGGAGAAGTCGTACAAGGCGGGTATCGAGTTGCTGGGTTTGCACATGGAGACGCGCACCGAGCCGTTCCCCGGCGCCTGCGGCGTGTACCACCCCCTGATCACGGAAGCATGCGTCCGGTTCCAGGCGGAGCTGACCACGGAGACGTTCCCGGCCGCCGGGCCCGTGCGTACCAAGATCCTGGGCAAGGAGACGCCGGAGAAAAAGGACGCCGCGCGCCGGGTCGAGGAGGACATGAACCACCAGCTGACCGACGTCATGCTGGAGTACCGCCCCGAGCACGAGCGCATGCTGTGGAACCTGCCTATGTCGGGCTCCGCATTCAAGAAGGTGTACCACGACGACAGCCTGGGGCGCCAGGTTGCGATGTTCGTACCGGCCGAAGACATCATCCTGCCCTACGGTACTACCGACCTGGGCACGTGCAACCGGCTGACGCACCGGTTCCGCAAGACAATGATCGACCTGGAGCGGCTGCAGAAGTCAGGCTTCTACCGCGACGTGGAGGTGCAGCCCCAGCAGGCCAGTACCAACGACATCCAGGAGAAAAAGGACAAGGAAGCGGGCAACAGCCCGATCAACGACGACCGACCGGAGTTCTACGAGGTGCACGCCGACCTGGTGCTCAAGGACTGCTGCCAGGAGTCCGACACGCTGCCGTTCGATGACGGCGAGCAGACCCGGCCCTACGTGGTGACGCTGGTCAAGGGACAGTCGATCGTGTTGTCGATCCGGCGCAACTGGAAGGAAGAAGACCCGTTGGCGCTCAAGCGCCAGCACTTCGTGCACTACCAGTATGTGCCAGGCTTCGGCGCCTACGGCTTTGGCCTGTTCCACCTGGTTGGTGGGTACGCGCGCTCCGCAACGTCTGTGCTGCGCCAGCTGATCGACGCCGGCACATTCGCCAACCTGCCGGGCGGCTACAAGACCAAGGGGATGCGGATCAAGGGCGAGGACGCGCCGATCCGCCCGGGTGAGTTCCGGGACGTGGACGTCGGCTCGGGGACGATCAAGGACAACATCATGCCCTTGCCGTTCAAGGAGCCCAGCGTGGTCCTGGCAGGGCTGCTGGACAAGCTGATCGAGGACGGCCGGCGCATGGCGGCCACGGCCGACATCAAGATCGCCGACATGTCGTCCCAGGCGCCGGTGGGCACCACCCTGGCGCTGCTCGAGCGCACGCTCAAGGTCATGACAGCGGTGCAGGCGCGCTGCCACTACGTGCTCAAGCAGGAGTTCGGGCTCATCGCAGGGATCATCCGGGACAACCGGGACGACGACTACGCCTACGACCCGGAGAAGGGTGACCGCAGCTCGCGCAAGTCGGACTTTGCCATGGTCGACATCCTGCCGGTGTCGGATCCGAACGCGGCAACGCTCAGCCAGCGCGTGGTGCAGTACCAGGCGGCGCTGCAGATGGCCGAGACGTCGCCCCAGATATACAACATGCCGTACCTGCACCGCGAGATGCTGGACGTGCTGGGGATCAAGAACGCGGCCAAGATCCTGCCCATGCCCGAGGACATGAAGCCCCGGGACCCGGTGACGGAGAACATGCTGATCCTGCAGAACAAGCCGGTCAAGGCGTTCATGCTGCAGGATCACGAGGCCCACATGGCGGTGCACCAGATGATGCTGCAGGATCCCAAGATCCAGGCGGCCATCGGCCAGAACCCCCAGGCGCAGCTGATGCAAGGCGCCCTGATGGCGCACATCGCCGAGCACGCCGGTTACGCGTACCGGATGCACGTCTCCCAGCAGCTGGGCATGCCGCTGCCGGATCCGGAGGAGGACATGAACCCCGAGGTCGAGCGCCAGATCGCGCCGCTGCTGGCCCAGGCGGCTCAGCAGGCCCTGATGCAGAACCAGAAAATGGCCGCCCAGCAGCAGGCCCAGGCCATGCAGCAGGATCCGGCGTTCCAGCTGGAGCAGAAGAAACTGGCGCAGAAAGATCGCGAGATCGGGGTCAAGGAGCTACAGGTCAAGGGCACCCTGGCCGTGGCGGCGGACAAGCAGGACCTGGAGGAGGCCCGATTCGAGGCCGAAACCAAGACCAAACTGGCCGATTTTGGACTGCGGCGCGCGCAACAAGACGCGCAAATCTCCGCGGACGGCATCCGTTTGGGCAAGGAAACGGCCCCCGAGCCCACCAAACCTGAAGGAGGCGCACCGAAGTGATCACTAGCTTCTGTGACACGCTGCGGCGCAGCATCAAAGACGATATCGAGGCTCGGCGGGACCACCTGGAGCGCGGGATGGGTGTCGACGAGCGACATCGTGGCGAGATTTACGCCATGCGACGAGTTCTGGACATGATCGACGACCTGGAGAGCCGCGCGCGGCGCCAGGAAAACGGCGACGACATGCTTTGACGCCGGTTCGGTGGGTCGGCTCCACCCCGTCTTGACGCGGATTCGTCATGCTCGAAGGAAATTACATGGAACAGTTCGTTCTACCGGAGTCGTTCAACGTCCCCAAGCCGATCGAGGCGGTGGACCAACCCGATTTGATGGCTCCTGACGCGGTGAAGGCCAAGACCGTACCCATGCCGACGGGATACCGGCTGCTGTGCATGGTGCCTGAGGTCAAAGAGACCTTCGACGGAACCGGCATTCTCAAGGCAGAAGACGTGCGCCGCACCGAGGAGCTGACATCGCACGTGCTGTTCGTGCTCGAAGTCGGTCCCGAAGCGTACAAGGACGAGAAAAAGTTCAGCTACCCCTGGTGCAAGAAAGGCGACTTCGTGATGACACGGGCGTACGCCGGCACACGGTTCAAGGTCTTTGGTCGCGAGTTCCGGGTCATCAACGACGACCAGGTCGAGTGCACGATCGAGGATCCGCGCGGCGTGGCGCGCGTTTGAAGGAGAACGACATGGCAACACAAAACGACGAGTTCAAGTTCCCCGACGAGGTCGATGACAAGCCGGCCGCCGGTGCCCCTGTGGGCGACGAGTTCGAGATCGAGCTGGTCGACGACACCCCCGCTGACGACCGCGGCCGCCCAGCGCTGGCCGAGGAAGTACCGGACCCCTCCGACGAGGAGTTGCAGGCCTACTCCAAGAACGTCCAGGACCGGATCAAGAAGCTGACCCACAAGTCGCACGACGAGCGGCGCCGGGCTGACGCCCTACAGCGTGAGCGCGACGAGCTGGAGCGGGTGGCGCGCCATACGATGGCCGAGCGGGATCAGCTCAAGCAGCAGTTCGGGCAAGGCGCGCAGATCATCGCCACCCAGGCCAAGTCTATGGCCGAAGCAGAGGTGGTCACGGCGGAAGGCGAGCTCAAAGCGGCGCACGAAGCGTTCGATACGGACGCGGTGATCGCGGCACAGAAGAAGCTGTACGCCGCGATGATGAAGGTCGACCGGGCGCAAAATTTTTCGCTGCCCGCTTCACAACCGGAAAAAACTGATGTACAGTCGCGCCCATCGGACCAAGAAACCCGACCCGCCCTTGATGAAAAGACGTCCACCTGGATGTCCCGCAACAAGTGGTTTGGCGAAGGTGGCGATGAAGCGATGACCGGCTTTGCTCTTGGGCTGCACCAACAACTGGTCAAAAAACACGGTGAGTCATTCACCCGCTCCGACGAGTATTACTCGCACATCGACAAGGCCATGCGCCAGACCTTCCCTGATCGTTTCAAGGGAACCCAGACCCGTACTCCTTCTGTTGTCGCCCCAGCCGGGCGTGTGGCCGCAGGCCCGAAGAAGGTGCAGTTGACGTCCACCCAGGTGGCGTTGGCCAAGAAGTTCGGTATGACCAATCAGCAGTACGCTGCTGAACTCGTGAAACTTGAGCAGGAGAATGCAAATGGCTAACGCCCGTACACCCCGCGAGCAGGACTCGCGCGAACAGGAAAAGCGCAGTGAGTACACCCCCTCCAGCGCATTGCCGGACCCCGCCCCCAGCGACACCCACGACTACCGTTGGGTGGCAACCCATGTGATGGGCGCGCTGGACCCGATGAACGCTTCCAAGCGTTTCCGGGACGGATGGGAACCCTGCAAGGCGGATGATCACCCCGAGGTTCACATCCCGGGGAACAAGGAGGGGAACATCGAGATCGGTGGGCTGATGCTCTGCCGTATGCCCAAGGAACGTGCGCAAGCCCGGGCCCGGTACTACGAGAAGCAGGCAGACGCACAGATGACCTCGGTGGACAACAACTTCATGCGCAACAATGACGCCCGTATGCCGCTGTTCACGGAACGACAATCCGAGACGACGCGGGGTGCGGGATTCGGCAAAGGCAATTCTCGATAGGAGGTTTTTATGGCACTTGTTGCTTCTCCCTACGGGCTAGTTCCCGTCCAGCGCCTCGGAGGTACGCCGTACAACGGCGGCGCCGTGCGTATGATTCCGATGACGGTGAACAGCGCCACCCAGATCAATACGGGCGACGTGATCCTGATCGGTGCGGCTTCCGCAGGCCAGCCCAGCGCAGCCACCAGCACGGTCACCACGTCCACCGGCGGTGTGCTTGGGGTGTGCGTCGGCGTCTCGTACGTCGATCCCACCCTCAAGCAGCAGCTGTTTGCCATGTCGCTTCCCGGCGGCGCGGTCACGGCGGGCTACACGAACATCCTGATCCATGTGAACGACGACCCCGATCAGCTGTATAAGTTGCAGTCGGCCGGCTCCGTCGCCCGCACGGTCCAGGGCAAGTTCTGCGCGCTGGAGAACTTCGGCAGCGGCACGTATGGCAACTCGACCATTCGCGGCGCCACCCCTGCCAACACCGCGACGCTCGCCATGCGCATCGTCGATTTTGCTTCCACGCCGGGCGACGCCTTCACGGACTTGATCGTCAAGTTCAATTCGGGCGTGCTGATGTGGGACACCACCACCGTCCTGGCCAACTAAGGGGAACACACCATGGCAATCTCACGTGCCCAGCTACTCAAGGAACTGCTCCCCGGCCTCAACGGGCTGTTCGGGATGTCGTACAAGACGTACGAGAACCAGCACACGGAAATCTTCGAGACCGAGTCGTCCGACCGCTCGTTCGAAGAAGAAACCAAGCTGTCTGGTTTCAACCAGGCTCCGGTGAAGAACGAAGGCGCCGGCATCGCGTACGACACTGCGCAGGAAGTGTTCACCGCCCGCTACGTCCACGAGACGATCGCGATGGGGTTCTCGATCACCGAGGAAGCCATCGAGGACAATCTCTACGACAGCCTGTCGGCACGGTACACCAAGGCGCTCGCCCGGGCCATGGCCTACACCAAGCAGGTGAAGGCCGCGGCGATCCTGAACAACGCGTTCAGCCAGAACTTTCTGGGTGGTGACTCGGTCTCGCTGTGCGGTGTGAACTCCGGTGGCACCCGCGTCGGCCACCCGCTGGTTGGTGGCGGCCAGAACTACAACTCGCCGACCACGATGGTGGACCTGAACGAGACCGCGATCGAAGCGGCCGTCATCCAGGTCCAGGCGTGGACCGATGAGCGTGGTCTGCTGGTGGCGGCCAAGCCCCGCAAGCTGGTGATCCCACCGGCCTACCAGTTCGTCGTCAAGCGTGTGCTGGGCTCGGAGCTGCGGGTGGGCACCTCGGACAATGACCTGAACGCCCTCAAGGCGCTGGGCACCATTGGCTCGGGCTACACCATCAACAACTTCCTGACCGACTCGAACGCCTGGTTCATGCTGACGGACGTACCCAACGGCCTGAAGATGTTCCAGCGTGTCGGCATGAAGACGGCCATGGAAGGCGACTTCGAGACCGGCAACGTGCGCTACAAGGCCCGCGAGCGTTACTCGTTCGGCTGGTCGGATCCGCTGGCCATCTGGGGCAGCTCCGGCTCGTCCTGATCGGTCGTAGGTTGACGTGAAAAAGGCCCCGCTTGGGGCCTTTTTTCTACCCCAAGAACGGAGTGCATATGGCAAAGTCACCAGCCTGGACGCGCAAGGAAGGCAAGAACCCAACAGGCGGCCTGAACGCCAAGGGTCGGGCGTCCTACAACAAGGCCAATCCGGGCAAGCCTGGCCTCAAGGCGCCGCAGCCCGAGGGCGGCCCGCGCAAGGACTCGTTCTGCGCACGGTCTGCCGGGCAGGCCAAGATGTTTCCGGAAGCGGCGAAAGATCCGAATAGCCGACTGAATCTCGC